ATAGCATCAGACAAGTGTTTGTCAGCAATCAAGAAGTAATCCTGTGCTGTAGTTCCACCAGTTTCACCACGCTCTCTAGCCAACAAAGCAATAGCAGCATGAATGATTGCATTCTTAGGTAGAACTGTAGTATCAGAAGATGACGAAAGTTCAGCCTCTCTTGCAATCAAATCAAAACGTAAAGAATAAACTCCATCAGGCTTAGGGTACACACGTACCTTAGTGTCATCACTGCTGTCTACACCACTAAAAGTATAAGAGTCAGGACTGCCTGTTACTTCACCGGATATGTAATAAGCGTTGTTAAACCAGTTAGGTGACTCATAGCGCATAAAGAAATTAGATGTGTCGTTAATGACACTATATACTTTAACACGTTCTCCGGCGTTTGTCAAGCTATATTCTGTAGTATCTGCTACAGTAGGGACTACAATAGTTGTACGTAAAGTAGACCAATCATGTGCTTCTTCTACAGACTGTTTAGCGTCATTTACAAAATCACCTACCATCCTAGCATATGTGTTTTGTGTTACATCAGTTACTTCTTCTTCCCGTAGCCTACGTAGTACCTCGTTGACTATATTCAAATATGTGGTACTCATCTAATTCCTCTAAATAAACCTTGTATTGCAGGAGCTTGGTAAGGATCAAACATTGGAGCTAACTCTAAAATTTGAGGACGCTGGAAACCGTAAAGATAGTCTGAGAACATAGATGTCCCAATACCCCCTGCTCCACCAATACCTAACCCTCCTGCGCCTGAGCCGCTACCTGTCCCATCTCCTGAACCATCACCGTCACCAGTGCCTTCTCCTGTGCCTTCGCCTTCTCCTGTACCTTCTCCTGCACCTTCAGCGTCACCAGCATCACCACTAGCACCACCTTCAGCACCAGTACCTTCAGCACCTCCAGTGCTTATAGGGTCTTCGACGCCTCCTGTTGATCCTCCACCTATAGTATCAGGAGCAGTAGTAGTATCATCAGTAGTATCTTCAAGGATACTTGTAGTCTCTGTGGTTGTAGGCTGAGTTGTTTCTGTAACAGGAGCAGTAGTAGCTACAGGAGTTATTGGAGATGTCTGTGTAACAGTAGAAGCAGCGGTAGCAGCGGGGGCTATAACATCTGAAAATAAACTTGATGTAACTGCTCCCGGTGCAGTGTAATCAATAGCGGGAGTTACACTTACTGAACCAGAAGTAGTTGTTGTAGCGCCTCCTGCTAAACCAGTGCCTCCTGCTGCTCCACCACCGCCTCCGTCTGGCTGCTCTGAAGGCAAGAAAGACTCTGCAGTAGGCTGCGTTTCTGTTACTGGAGTATCTTCTAGTTTACTTAGATCAACTGTAGTTTCTGTTCGTAATGAAGGAGGTCTGGTGTAATCCTCCATTGTTGTTTCCATAATAAAGTCTGGAACATTACCAACACCGCCAACAAAAGAAATTATTTCATCAGGAATATCTACTAAAGCTCTTGGATCTCCTCCGTATTCAAAGATCTGTCTGTAAGCTCTTCCTCCCCCATGTTTAAGCAACTGCTGCCCAAACTGATCTGGAGTTAAGTTTTGATAAGCAGCGTCTCCACCAACATCATCTACAATTCTTCTAATAGTGTTATTAAAATGTTGAGAATCAGTTAAAGTAGAAGCAACAGTTTCAGGAGTAAAAGCTGCAATGTCTATATTGTCAAAAGCAGAAGGATCTCCTGCTAAGTCTATAACACTACTAGGGTCAGTTACCGCAGCTTCCGCAGCTTCAGTAGAAACTATCTCTGGTAACTCAACACTCAGTTCTGGACTAACAGCCTGTAAAGTTTCTTCAGCTACGTTCTCTACGCCTTGCTTAACTTTATCAACTGCACCTTTAAGTAAAGAAGTACCACCAGCCATTAACACAGAGTTAAGGATAGCGTCTTTATCTCCACCATACGCAGCCGTAGTAAATCCTGATACAGCGGCACTTGTTGCTGCGGCTGCGGCACCTGTAAGGCCCATAGTAGCCCCTGCGCCACCTGTAAGAATACTTACGCCAATCTGAGTAACTGCTTTTATAGCTTTCTTTAGATCATTGTCTTTTACTTCTAATGTTCTAATTTCACCAAAAGTAAACGGGTCATAAAGATAAATAGAACCATCATCAGTAGCTCTAAAAGGCTTTACATCGTACTCGTTGTACAGTGCTTGAATCTCAGGGTTCTGTAGATACGCCTGCTCAACAGCGTCTTTGTAGTCTAACTTTTCCTGTGTCTGCAAACGCGCCATCTCTGGAGCCATTAGAGGCTCAAGGCGAGCTTGGAATTCTTTAATCTGACCTAAAGAACTTGACGTGTGTGCAGAGAGATTACCTTGGAACTTACCTAGCTCTCTAGGGGCATAGTCAGGAGCCGTAAAAGCAGATACGGTTGGTTTAGAGACTCCTGTACCGCCACCTTCTGCATAGCCTGTATCTACAAAACCTTGGTTAGCTAGTATTTCATTAAGTGCTTGATCGTAGCTTTGCCCTACTGTATCTATATCAGATACTGTAGTTCCTTGACGTAGTGCGTCATAGTAGGCAGATAAATCAGCAGTTTCTCTAACAGGTTGTACAGGCTGTTGTGCTGCTTTAGCAGCTACTTCAGCAGCAATCTCTGCCTTACGTATGTCTAGTGGACTAGGATCAGAAGTAGTGTCCTGCAAAAGAGGAGACAAGTTAGACAAGTCTAAACTAAAATCTCCTAGACCAGATAAGTCAACATTAAAATTACTAAAATCAAGATTTAAAGACATCAGCTACTTATTTCCTTGTCTTCTCAAATGAGCGCATTGCACCTAAGCCTAACATACCCATAAGGACAGGCATCATAGTTTCTAGTGGTACTAAGGGTATAACAATATCTATACCTGCTAGAGCCAATACAAAGTTAGAAAACGGAATTGTGATAAAGTTACCGAACATGCCTAATCCACATGTCCAGCCAATGAAGGGTCGCCATCCAGAAACAAATAAACTAGAGTGTCCTGCCTCTACTTTGTTTACTTCTAGCTGACCTTTAGCTAACTCTTGAGCATGACGCTCAGACATGGTAGCAATCTCATGAGCCAAAGCATTCTTCTGGTCTTTGTCCTCAATAAACTTATCAAGTAGCCCTGTTACTGGGCCGACCAAACTAGCTACTATGCTCATACTTAGCTACCTCAATAAAACTAGGGGCCACCGTAGCAGCCCCCAGCTAAATGATTGTTACTTAGGAACAACCAAGGTGACACCTGACTCAGGACGAAGTACGTTTACACCGTACAAAGTATCTGAAGTAAACAGGTTAGCCAAGAACTCTTGCTTGTACTGAGTCTGTGAGCGAACTCCCAGTTGTTCAGCCATTACAATTGCATCCTTCTGGAACAACAGAGCGCCCAGAGAGTCTACAGTTGAAGCAGAGTTAGCAGCAGCAGTTTCAACAACAGGGCAGTTGGTGCTAACAAATACGTCAATGCCGTACAGTTGACCAATCTGACCATTGGTAACTTGACCGTTGTTTACGAAGTCAGAGCTTACGTAACGATCAATACCCATGATGGTGTTGCGAACTGAAGGAGGAATAACAAAGCAGCGGTTCTCCATAGGTACATCAGCATCGTCCAGCTTCTGGATCAAACCACGGAAACCAGCGTCAGTGAATACGTCAGCAGGAACAACCGTGTCAGCCGTGTAAACAGACAAGCCGTTACTAGCGTCTACAAAGAACGTACCGCCGTTGTTGAGGTAAGTCGTAGAAGACGTACCAGCAGAACCAAGGCCAGTAGCCAAGCTGTGCAGGTCAGTGTCAACTTGCTTCGCCAAAGCGTAGCCAGCATCTTCCGTGTAGAACTGACGCAGTGAGCTAAGAGCCTGTACGTCCGTAATGTCTTCAATCAAACGTGAGTATTCAAAGTGCTTGTCAATAGAGATCTGCACTTCACCTTCCGTAGCGTTCTGAACCGTTACAGCAGTGTTCTCAGCTTTAGCGTGAGCGTCACCACGGACAGGCTTAGGCACATGGATGGTATCACCCTTCTTGCCAGCCATAGACATCTTCTTGACAAGGTTTGCCAATACGAGGTTCTTCTGGTAGGCTGCAACAATCTCGTCACTCCAGATTTCTGGAATAAAAGTAGCTGCGCTAGTGTTGTCAACGAACCCGCCAGTTGCGGGATATGTGGAATCAGTCATAATAAATATCTCCTAAGATATACTATCTGACCCGTTTTTCT